GTTAGGCCATGTTCTGAACCATGAAGACAGATTGCGGCATCTTTCTTAGGATTGATGCCGCAACCACATTTGTCACAGATTTTCGTATTCTTCTGAAATATCTTCGTCAGGAATTTCCACATTTTCACCCTCCATCATTTGTCCGCCTGCCATGCGGTATCTCTTTTCAACCCACTCGCTGAATGTTGGGTCGGTCAGAACTGGCATCCAGAATTCTTTGTTGTATGTATCATTCAAGCGATACTTCTTTTCCTCGGTAGCAATCTGATACCAACCATTTGATGGCTTTATTACGTGACCACTTTCAAGTGCAATATCTAGTAGACCAGACCACTTGCTGATACCACCCTCGAAGGTAACTTCAATAGGAATCTTTGACTTCTCACGAACATAACGAGACTTTTCGACGTTAATGATAAAGTTGTAACCAACTACCTCAGTGCCTTGCTTCTCTTGCTGGCGACCAATAATAAAGATATTATCAGCCGAGTAGTAGATGCCGGTACCACCAGAAACGATTGCCTTAGGGAACATACCGATTTCCATGTAAGTATGATTGACAACTACCATAGGAATGTCCTTGATGGTAAGATGTGGCGTAATCATACGAAACAGAGACTTCATCTGCTTGGCGCGGGTCATATCTGCAACCGACTTACCATCTAGGGCATCATCAACTTCTTTCTTAGAAGCAAGGTTACCCACAGAGTCAACTACAATCATGACACGGTCCTTGCGTTCAAGTTCGTTGACTTGCTTCATGATATCATGTTTCAATTGTTCAATGTCTGTGATGGGAGTATGAACGACCTTACCAGTATCAATGCCAAAGTTCTCAAAGTATGACTGAGGAGCACCAAACTCGGAGTCATAAAACAGGACGATACCATCATCATACTTGTCCAAAAAACTCTTCACCAACATCATGGCAAATGCAGTCTTAAAGTGTTTCGATGGGCCAGCAAAGACAGTCAATCCTGGTGTCAGACCACCATCTAACTTACCAGACAGAGCCACATTCAATGCGGGAACGGAAGTCTGGATTAAATCCTTGGTGCTAAACAGTTTGCTTTCTGATAGCACATTCGTTTCTTTGATGGTGGTATTCTTTTTCAGTTTGTCAAGTAGTGCGTTCATGCGAATAGGTCCTCCAATGTTGCTTTAGGTTCAGTAGACCAGCCTAGGCCGTCTACAATCATGTTAAGTGGGTCAAGAAATGCTTTCTGGAACATCATCTTATAGTCTATATACCGGTGAATGTCAAGTTCTTTTGGCATTATTCCGAGAAAAGCAATACAATTTTCGTGCATTGTATTAGGCTCTTTGAGATAAAGAAACTTAATCTTTTCACCCTCTTGAATTAATTCATACTTCTTGTCAAGATTTGCTTTCTTGATCATATGGTTATACATCAAGGCACCACGAACGTGCATCGGTGTCCCCTTGCCGTAGATATCAGCCGTAGATGTATACTTAGACAACCCATTTACACCTCGTGGGAATGCAATCTCTTCAGGTGACATCTTGTAAAATGCCGCACGGGTTTCTTCAATGAACTTCTGTAGAGTTGCTTCGTCGGAGGTCAGGCAGAGTCTGACGGCTTCTTTGAGGCTCTTGCGGACGGGCGCTGGCGTAGACGAGCGGACGATTTCGAGGCCCATGACTTTGAGTTTTGGCTCATCGTAACGGACGCCTTCGTTGTCATAGACATTAAGTGCATACCTCTTTTTTGCAACCCAGATGCCACGTTCCGCGATTGCCTCGCGTTTGAATATAATTTTCTTCTGAAATGCATTCGTGTAGTCCGCAAGTCCATCGCAACTCTTGTTGATCGCCTCTGTGATTTTCTCTTCGCAGATTTTATCGAGAACGCCAATGAGTTTGTCGCGGTCCATATCAGGATAAAACTTACTAACAAGAGGCTCCAGGGAAATATAACAAGAATCAGTATCACTGTAGAAAGAGTAGTTGTGTCCATTTGTTCCTACGACCTTGTTGAGATATGCGTCAAGTGCCTTACCTACTTCCTGAATAATATACTGGCCAGTCATAGTGATGCCTTCAGCCACACGGGCATCATAATAACGGAAGTATTCATTACCCATGGCACCGAAGAGAGAGTTCAACTGAATCTTTCTTGCCATTTGAAAGTTATTATACTTCGAAATGTCGTTCTTTAGTTTGGGATTTTTAGTAGCTTCATATTCTTTTTGGGCGGCAATCATCAACTTCTTATAGCGTTGACGGTCATCGAAGAACTTCTCTACGATTTCTGGAAACAGACCTTGCTTCGTGCGATTATAGCAATACCCATTCGAAGTCATACAATAGTCATTGTCTTTTAGGTCATCGAGGTCAAAAGTTTTATCAAGAAGGCCGCGGACTGTGGTGTCTTTGACATAACCATTTACCATGGTTTCAGGCGACATGTTATACTGCATAATGATTGATGGATACAGAGATGTAGCATCGAAAGAAACTACCCAGTCATACTTACCGGGCTTAGGTTCTTGAACGAAAGCACCTTCGATGCCACGACCCTGCTGGTCTTTCTTCTGCGGAATGTGAATGTTCTTATCATACAGGTGATTGTAGAGAAGGCAATCCCATGTGCGAACCTGTGAGAAAACGTCATTGTAATTACACTTGGCATCATAAGCCATTGTGAGAATTAGTTCAATCAACTTCAACTTACGTTCAAGTTCGTCCACAATTTCAACGTCTCGAACGTTGTATTCAACAAACTTCTGCCAGTCTTTAGTATAGAACTCACGGAAACTTTCATAGGGATTTTCCAGTTTGTTCTTACCAAGTTCTACAGAAGCAATATGGTCTAGCTTGTAGGACTCTTGGTTAGAATACGTAAACTTCTTAAAGAGGTCCAGATAATCTAGAACCGCGATTCCCTTCATTTCATAGGTAAACATCTCGCGACCCATGACGTTCATGTTCTTGCGCTGCACTAGACCCCAAGGAGAAAACTTTTTCTTAGTGGCATTTTCATCATTGAACAGCCGCTCTACACGGGCAATCAAGTATGCAATATCGAAAAGTTCAACGTTCCAACCAGTGATGATATCTGGATGGTTGTCAGAATGAAAACGGACATAAGTTTCTAGCAGGTCACGCTCATTGTCGCATTTAACATACAGAAACTTATTACCAGTGGCACGAAGGGTGGTAATTTCTTCTGAGTTTACATCATCAAAATCACCACAACCAAAGGTAATAATCTGGCGAGATACTAGGTCTTTGACCGTGATGAGAAGAATCTCTTCAAGAGGATTATTGATATCTGGAAAACCAAACTCGGTTTTCGTTTCGATATCAATCGTCTGAATCTTTAGAGCATTCATGTCCCATTCAATTTCACCAGGAAACTTATGTGTGATATATTGGTAGCCAAAGTTTGTCTGACCATAGATAGGAAAGTTATCTACTTCACCATAGGTTTGAATAAACTCTTTGGCGTCATTGTTACTTTGAAACTCAACCGGCTGAAGATTGTCGCCATACAGAGACTTGTGGACACCCTGTTCTTTACTCTTTACATAGAGAACAGGAGAGAAGTCTTCTCTACGATTAAAGCGCACACCATTATGAACACCTCGAACAAGAATCTTGGAGCCATATTGGTGTGCGCTGGTATAAAACTTCATGTAGACCTCTTTTCAATTCAAATACTAATATACTATAAAACATGGCAAAAGTAAAGAGGTTTATTTTTTCTTTCTTCTTGATAATAGTAATTCTAAGTCCATATCTTTTGTGCCTCCATCATATGGCAGAGCATATCCCTCATCAATCATCTGGTTATTCAACGAAGTCTCTTGACCATTGATGAACAGATGACCGATGATACGGCCATACTTCTCTGTGCTATCTGGTAACTCAGTCTTAATTAGAATATCTTTAGCGTCTGCAAGAGTTTTCTTCATCCATTCTTTAGACTCAAGTCCCAACGCTTTTTCTTTGAGGTTTGTAGTGCGACTTTCTGGAGTATCAATACCCGCAAGACGAATTCTTTTAGTAAGGGAAATATCAAAACCAAGGTCGATATCTGCATCAATCGTGTCTCCATCTACAACTTTGGTAACTGATTTGATGCGGTAAATATATGGAGTTATGTTTAATTGTGTCATACGATAATCTTACTTTCCGGTAGAACAATTCCACTACCAAACCGAACATTATACTCGTTAACCATTCCAGTATCTGGTTCGAAAATAGAAACAACTGCACCAGCGCGGATAGGAATGTCCCCGGTCTGAGCATACGGACAAAAGGGTGCTAGTCCAATACCAAACTGATTATTCTGGTTAGGTACCATCATAATCAATAGAGGCTTTTTCAGAATAACGAGGCCTTCAATACTCTCATCAATATCAGCAATGATTTCCTCGCCACTGATTAGCTTTATACATTTAATATTGGACATAGCATTCACCTTCTTAAATTATTACTTAGTTTTACCTTCTGCCAAAAATTCGGCAGCTTGTGATGGATATTCGTTATCCCCATCGGTAATGTCAATCTTCTTAGCTTTCTTTTCTTCTGGAATAAATGCTTCCAACCAAATTTTCAGCATACCATTAACCAGAGAAGAGCTTTTTACTTCCACATTGTCAGCAAGAGTGAATTCGCGTTTGAATCCTCGCTCTGCAATTCCCTTATAGAGATATTCGGTGTTGTCAACAGAGTCGATTTTACCGCGTATACTCAATAGACCTTCTTGCAATTCAATATCAATTTCCGACTTACCGAAACCAGCAACGGCTAGTTCGATTACGTAGCGACTTTCATCGACTTTCTTGATATTGTATGGGGGATATTTAATTGGCATCATTTGCGCCGATTGGTCAGCAATGTCTGCTAATCTCTTCATGACGCGGTCCGCGCCAACGAAATACCGATCCATCTGTGGGATCATTGTTGTATCAAATTTCATAGTTTGCTCCTATTAAGCGAGTTTAAAAAGGGTACCATCCGAAGCATGGCACCCCTTATTTATACTATACTTTTAGAAGAAAGTCAATTATTTTTTAAGTATTTCCCATGTTCCATCATAATTTTCTACAAGAGCAGTGCAACTTTCACACCAGTCACCGTCGTTCATGTAAACAATCTCATCATATTGTGTAATTTCTGCATGATGAATATGTCCACAGATAACTCCATCATAACCTTTGCGTTTACAATAGTAAGACATTTCTTTTTCGAACTCACCAATATAATTGGCAGCAAGTTTTGCTTTACGCTTCAAATACTTTGCCAAACTCCAAGGTTGCATCCCGAGCAGTCTTCTTGATGTATTCAAAACCTTATTGATGTAGAGCAGAGAGTCATATGCAAAGTCTCCGAGATGCATGATGAATCGACCAGTCTTTGTTCGCATTAAATTGTCGAAGAGGTCACCATGCACCACCAAGTAGCGTTTACCATTCACCCCAACATGGACACAACGATGCTCTACTGCAATTTTACCGATTTTAATGTTGGGAAATAACCGAAAGATTTCATCATGATTACCAGTGACATATATTACTTCTGTCTTTTCTGACATCTTGAGTATTTTTCTGACAATTTGATTGTGTATTTTTGGCCAATACCATTTCTTTTTCAGACGCCATATATCCACAATATCTCCAACGAGATACAACTTTTCAGTTCTAATCGTAGATAGGAATTCTAGCAATGCATCAGAGTTACAATGCTTTGATCCAAGATGTAAGTCTGAAATGAATACCGATTTGTATTTTTTACCAGCATTCATTGTCATATACAGATTTACTTTTTACGACCAATATTATATTTTTGGATAAGTTCCCAGTCGTTCTTTTCTTTGTAAGCAATTACTTTGATTTGATTCAGAGGCGCTTTGTCCTCATGAATTTCTGGATTGAGGATAGTAATCAGACCCCAGTCCGAAAGAAGATGTGCGACGGTATTTCTACGTTGCAAGTCATTGTCGCTAAAGTCGGCATCTTTACCATCTAGGGCAAAGAGTTCCTTAAAGTGAACAATGAAATACCTACCCTGCTTATGAAGGATATGGCATGACTGATAAAGAATCTTATCCTTACGAGACGCTACCCCAATACGCGAAAGAGTTTCACGAACCTTTAGAAAGTCGTCTGGATTCCCCAACTTAACTTCCAAAGGAGCATACCCAGGATAGTTAATATCAAAAAAATCTTCGCTCATTTTCTACCACCTTTATACAATTTCTCTTTTATTGTTTTCTTTTGTTCTTCGGAGAGAATTGTAAGAGCCTGACTAGCTTTTTCATTACTATAGCCATAATACTCCTTGATCATCTCAACTTCGGCATCGTCTTCAATTTTGATCCATTTATCAAAACGCTTTCTAGACCTAATTGTATTTATAAGAAAAGTATTTTGCAGTGCTTTATCAAGGTGTGGGCGGCAGTTCATCTCGTTGGCTGGAATAACAGTGTCCGCACTGAAACTCAATCCGCGATTGATGATCCACGGGTTGTATTGCTTCTCTGACCACTCATCTACTATGAGATTGGTCTTCTTGTGGTTAATATCGTTGATGAAATCAAAGGGAGAAATCTTGGCTTTTTTCTCCACATAATCTTCTGGCTTGTATTCTACCTTTGGATCACCAAGGCCCTCTAGAATACCGTCCATTACTTCCACTCCACTCCAGCCATAATCTCAACCAGACAGGCTACGAGATTGATTTCTTGGTTGGTGGCGAAAGCAGACTTGTATTGATAGTCGGCCAATAGAACAATAAGAGCCGCAGGATACTTGACATCATCAAGAAGGGTATCATAAATCTTACGGAAGATGATGCCAGCATCGTTGTCGATATTATCTACAACCCACTGACGGACTTTCTTGAAGTCCTTACCGCGAAGGGCATCAACCAGTTCTTTCATATTGATTTCTTGGACGTTGGCTAGAATGCCAGCATCGATTGTACCGCCTACGCTGTAACGCTGGAGTTCATTAAGGACACGGCGATAATCAGGAAAGTGCTTCTTGAGAACTTCTGCCACAACCTTGTCATCATACTGCACATTCTCGGTCTCAAGAATGTCACCGAGGCGCTTCATGAAACGACCAGCCATCTTGGGTCGGTCAGCCTTAGTCAGCTTGAATTCAATCACGGCCGTTCGACTATGCAGAGGTGCAATGATACGGTTCTTGAAGTTACAGGTAAAGATGAAGCGGCAGTTGTTAGCAAACTCTTCAATGAAGGCACGAAGGGCTGGCTGAGTGGAGTTTGGATTCAGGTAATCCGCTTCGTCTAGAATAACAACCTTAGTCTTGCCGCTAAACGAGACAGAGGATGCAAACTCACGAATCTTGGTACGGAGAACATCGATACCAGATTCTTCTGAACCATTGATAACGATATAATCACATCCCAATTCTTCACAAATGGCTCGGGCGATAGTAGTCTTACCTACACCAGCCGAGCCACACAGGAGCATATTGGGAATCTCACCAGTTGCCACAAACTGGCGAAAGGTATTCAGTTGTTCATCGGGAAGGATACAATCGTCCAGCTTACGAGGACGATACTTCTCAACCCAGAGGAAGTCTTCACGCATAATGATTCTCCATAATAAAATAAAATGTCCGTCGCGATGTTAGTGCATCCACGGACGCTGGCTTAGTGACCAGTATTCACTATATCAGTTATTGCGCAACCAGTCAAGAATATTTTCTGGTGAAGTCACACCATAAGGATCATCCGCGCAGTTGTCCTCAACTACATCACCTTCAATGAACCACTTCTCAATCTGACCGTTATTCACAATAACAGCATATCGCCATGAACGTTCACCAAAGCCAAGATTGTCCTTCTGGACATTCATTCTCATCTTACGAGTGAACTTACCAGAACCATCAGGAATCATCTTAACCTTCTTGATCTTCTGATCTTTCGCCCAGCAATTCATGACAAAGGAATCATTGACAGATACACAGTAGATGTCCTTGATACCAAGTGCCTTAAACTCAGCAAAGTTCTTTTCGAAACCAGGTAACTGGTAGGTCGAACATGTTGGAGTAAAGGCACCAGGAAGAGAGAACAAAACTACACGCTTACCAGCGAAGTAATCATAGGTTGTCTTATCTTCCCAACGGAATGGGTTAGGACCTTCAATCGAGTCATCGCGGACACGGGTCTTGAAGACTACTGCAGGAACAATCTCAGGTAGTTCCTGGTCGCTGGCTTCATCGTCCCACTCCCGCTTAAATTTAAACTTCTCTGCCATTATACCACAGCTACCTGCGCATCAAAGTCATTAAGAATGAGGAGCTTGTTAAACTGGCGAACAACTTCATCAAGGTCACTGGTGGTAAACGCAATGGTTACATCACGAGGGTCTTCTTCTGCATCATAAGGAATGCGGGCATTAAATGTGAATTCAAACTTAGTCATATTATTTCTCCTTAAATAGAGGAAGTAGGGTCCATTGCAATGTAATAAACGAGTTCGCGACCCTTGCTCTTAAACTCCATGGCGCGCTTCTTACCGAGCGTGACAGTGTAGTTATCAGAGAGGACTTTGAGGTTCTCGGTCTTCACTCGGCAATCAAACACAGGAGCGGGATCGGTGCTGATAGTCTTAGTGTAGGAGTTTGCAGATGAATTAGTGGGGTCGCCAACCTTGAGTTGAACCTGAGCGCCATCCGATACAATGCTGATGATTGGTGCCGAGGTGATTGATGCGGCGCGGAGAATCATACTGATTGCATCCGCCGAAAGATCGAACGACCACACAGGTTCAATCTCAAGGTTTTTGTCGGGAGCAGCGGTCACGGTGCCAGGATCGGAATAGAAGTATTCGAACTTCGAGCCGTCCTTACTAACCTTGATGCTAGTCTCGCCAAAATCTACGTCCTGATCTTCCATAAGGGTCAGAAGTGCCAGAAGGCTATTCAGGTCATAGATGGCAATCTCACGCGGAAAGGTTTCAGTAACCGTGGCACGTGAGAAAATGTTTTTCCCAGGACTAACGGTACCAATCACATTACCCCGTCGAAACAGAATATTGGTATTGATACCAGCATAGTTCTTTAGAAGAGAAAGTGTTTCATTAGAAATTTTCATAATATATTAACCTTTTTTCTTGTTGGTCTTAGTACCAGTATTTGTTATAACAGAAATTGTGTCAGTTGTCAAGAGAGAACTGGTGCCCATATTATAAGTTGACCAGTCGGGCGTAGAGGTAGGCAAAGTAGCAGAAATCGTACCGCCGGATATCGTAGATGGTAATACACCAGTGAAAGTAAGACCTTCTACTTCTAGGTTGACATCCATGTCAAGTCCTGCTAGACTGGGCTGTTGTGACTTATCATGGACATGCAGTGCAATGATGGCATAGTGAATGACCTTCATCAGGTCCTTACGCCAGTCTTCAGGAGTTCCCTTATGGCCATAACGCTGGGCATACTTCATGATATTTCCAACCGTGAAGCCTACACCGTGTCCACCATCAATGATAAACTCGGTAGCTTGGTACTTGTTCTGCGAATAGTGCTGCCCATAAGTGGCGTTCACATACTCGGTGACCTGCCGAAGCAGGTCACCTTCGTTATACTTATATTTAATTGTCATACTATCTCCTTAGAACGGTGTCTCTTCAAAAAATGCGTCTTCATTGACGTTATCGGTAGGGCCTGTGTCAATCTTGGCATCAACCTTACTGTAGAGGTCAAGAAACGCAGACTTGGTATCGCCATCAAAACGGTTTACGCAAAGTTCAACTGCCTTCTGGCGAGACTTGAACATGGCGAAGGCGTTAACAATGTGTTCAAGACGGCGAGTCGAAATCAGGTCGTCAATGCCACCATCGTAGAAAGTCTTACGGATGATTTCAGCCCAAGTAACAAGGTTGTCGGCGAATTCTTCATCAATCGCACCAGCCTTTTCCATCTTGTTCATAACAATCTTCTTTTCGACCTTAGCCGATGGGTATTCTTGCTCAACTGTGATGGCGAAACGCTCAAGGAAGGCGTCATCAAGAATCTGGGCCGAGATGAACTTGCCATCGTCTGAACCACGCCCCTTAGTGTTAGCCGTTGCAATGACGTTGAAGCCCTTAGCGGGGAAAACAGTCTCGCCAGTCTTCTTATTGAAGTAAGGCTTGCCTTCCAGAATAGCCTGGATGCACATCAACTTGTTGGAACCGCGGTCGATTTCATCAAGAATAAGAATTGCACCACGCTTCATGGCAGTCAGAACAGGACCTTCGCGGTACACTACGTTACCATCGACAAGGGTGTTGCCACCAATCAGGTCGTCCTCATCGGTTTCGACCGAGATGTTGACACGGAGACATTCGCGCTTCAACTTAGCGCAAGCCTGTTCGACCATCGTGGTCTTACCGTTACCGGACAGACCAGAGATGAACGTGGGATAGAAGGCTTCTGCCTTGAGGACCTTAATCAGGTCGGTGTAAAAGCCAAACGGAACGTAGGTCGCATCAAGACGAGGAACCAGATTGTCAATAATGACTTCCAGTTTAGGCTGCATCACAGTCTTGGCTACGGGCTTCGAGATAATCTCAGCAACTGGTTGCGATATCGCAGGTGCAGGCTTGGCAGTCACGCCAACCATTGCAGCCGATAAATCGTAAACGCCACGAGAAATCTTCTCGCCCTCTTCCATAATCTTGTCTGCAATTCGGCTCTTGAGTCCAAGAGAATTGGACACGGCGATAACATCTTTCTTTCGAAAGACACCACCATTTGTATCGACGGCACGAAGGGCAGACAACATGTCTTCACGGGTATTAATCATAATAAAATCACCTTTTCACAAACAAACATCATCAATCACATTATTTACTATAGACGATTCGCGACCAAATGTCAAGAACAAAATGCCTTTTGTGTCAACATTATTCATAGCGAATCACTTTCTCTCTTCTGTCTACTATTTTATAATAGCAGAATCGATGGAGAAGTCAAGCGGTAATTTTAGGCTACCGCTTCGACCATCTTGGTCAGTATCACACGACCGATAGATTTCTTATCTTGAAAGGCCTTGAAAGCCTTGGTCAGTTCCTTCTTATCGTTGGAGTCTACAGTCAGAGTATCTTCCGTGATTTGCAGGCTGCTGCCAGCCTTAATCAGAAACTGGTCATCAAAGCCATTGGTGTTCTTGAGGAGAGCGGCGCTCTCCTTCTTGAAAGCCTTGCGGGCGGCATCACTTGCAACACCAGAGAGAAGCGAACGAGCCAAGAAATACTTGAGGTCATAAGAACCCATTAGGTAAAAGTTAATCATTCGCGAACCCGTGGTCTCACGATACAGGTCTAAAAGAGCCTTGCAATAAGACTTGCTGCGATAGCTATTGCCATCATATTGCTGCAAAAATGTGCGACGAGTCTTAGAGTCAACAATAGCTAGGTTCTTACGGTGATAATCATTGTGATGACCAACAGTTTCAAAGTTACAATCACCTTCACCATCGGTCAAGAATACCGACGAAAGAACTTCAACCCGATTGCGGTTCTTGAAGTCTTCGGCGATGTAACGGCCAAGCAGAATGGCTTCTTCTAGCGGAGTGCTGCCAAGACCAAAAGAATTGGCAGCGGTACCGTCTAGATAAAGGTCATGAAAACTGCGGCTGTAAGAATTACCGAGAGCCAAAAGATTTGCCATCTGGGTCTTGAACTTACCGCCAGAAACACCGGTAGCCACCAGCTGGAGCATACGGAAACTGGGGTCAGAAATCATCAGGTTGTTTGGGTCCGACAAGTTATTGCGGCTGCGCACTGTATCGAAATACGTTTGTGGTGCGCTAGAGTTTGTGATGAAGCCGTAAACTTCAAAAGGAATGCGAACTTTCTGGCAGAACGAAGCCAGCAGAACCAGCTGCTCCATGGTACCAGACATGTTGGAAGACATACTGCCCGACATATCAAGGTACAGAAGCATGCCGTGGTTCTGACCATTAGGAACAACCGTGTTCTGTAAGAACAGGTCTTCTGTAATCTTGTAAGCCCACACTTTGTCCATGTTGATGCGGCCAGTCTTGGAAGTCTGGGCGCGCATAAGCGACTTGGCTTTTTTCTTACGTTCAAAGTCCTGTGCCATTGAACTAAGGTACTTGCTGTTCTTGGCAAGAAACTCCTTGTAGAGTTCCATCTTGACTTGTTCAGCAGTCTTGCCTGCTCGGTATGCGGCGCCACCAACAGAGAACTTCAACATCTTTTCAACGGTGTTAATACCGACAATAAAATCAGCCGGGTTCAGAATAGGGAGCTTGGCATAAAACGTCTCACGGGCGTTTGCATCAAGCAGGCTGTCTTCATTCCGACGAAAGTTCTCATCGGTGAACGAAGTCGGCTCAGGGCTTTCTTCTGTATCATCAGACTCACTGTCATCAGACGAACCGCCTTCTTTCTCTTCTGACTTTTCTTCTGACTTTTCTTCGGTATCATCGGACGATGAAGACTTAGGCTCTTCTGTTTCGTCTTCTGATTTCTGACCCGTAGAAGAAGGCGTCTGTGGCTTTTCTTTGTCATCGGAGTTGTCCGAATTAGGAACTTCAACGTAGTCCGCACTCGGGTCGAATTCACCGTCACCATCTTCCATGATATCACCAAGGGCGTTCATGAATTGTTCGAAGTCAAGTTCTTCGGTCGAGTTTTCGGCACGTTCGTAGAGTTCGCTGGCGAGAGCAACCACATCTTCCCACGTTTCAAGGGTGTCAAGACGATTGACAATCGCTTGTTCTTCGTCCGAGAACTTGACGTTCAAAAACGAACCGACCTTGGCGTGAAGGTTGATGCGGTCAATGAACTTTAGCTTATTGACATCCATACCTTCGACACCGAAGAAATTCTTTTCGAAGAGTTCTTGGTAACCATTGTAGAACGACCGACGAAGACCGGGGTAACGGTTCTTCATCTTGCGTTCGATACGAGCATCTTCAATGATGTTGAGGAAAGACTTGAAGCCCACACCCTTCTCAGAGATGCTGGAGTGCCAGCCGTCAGCAGGCGTTTCAAGAGCGTGACCGACTTCATGGCCGATTAGCAGGTCATAAAGGTCAGCCGAAGTCTCTTTGAAGATCGGCAGCACGACCGTGCGGGTCTCCAGATTGAAGTAAGCGGTACTTGTCTTCTGGTGTTCTACATGGATATTTTCTGTCGCCAACAACTTGGCGAGAATCGACTTTTCAGCAAACTGGGACATCACAAAACCTCATCAATCAATCAATCATATAATTTACTATAGTCGATTCGCGACCAAATGTCAAGCGATTCTTTTAGAAACAACG